TTCTTATATGGAATGATACGACCAACAAGTTTGAAGCTGGTTATATAGATTATGTTGACATCGTTGGGCGTGTTACCGACACAAATCAACTAACCAATAGCGCAGGATTCATAGATGATATTACGAACGAAGATTTAGGAGATCTCAGTGATGTCACATTTAGCACAGTCGCTAATGGTGATAATCTGGTGTATCAAAACGGGGCTTGGCGCAACATGCCAGGTTCTGCAGCAAGTATCGGCGGTAATGTAATTGCTGATTTGGGTGATGTAACTAATGTCACCAGTGGTAACGAAAAAGTACTAACAGTTGAAGACGTTACAGAGTTTCGCCTTGATCCTCCGTCTGCTTATATGCCCGCTGGATTCGAAAGGTGTTTGATTACAGATCCAGAATTTGGAATTGGCATCAAAAACTTTAGATCTAGTGACGACACTGGTTCAGCTGTTTATGTAGAACGCGGTCGTGGTATCACGATGCGAAGCGACATGGGTCGACTACATATCCAGGGACGTCTTGGCTCTGAATATACTAACAACACGCCGGAGATCAGAATTGATAGCGGTGACTCAGGAGCAGACACACCGACTGGTTATTACATAGGATTTACTATTCCTGAAAATCTAACCGAAGATACCGATTACGTACTGCCAAGCGAAGACGGTAACGTAGGAAATGTTCTCGCTACAAATGGTAATGGTGGTCTTAGTTGGGTTGCTCAAACTTCTGCAGGCAGTATTGGCGATTTAAGTAATGTTGATATTACGTCAACCGCACCCACGGATGGCACTTTCCTAAGATACAATTTTGCGGCAAGTAACTACGTTGTTCATACGCTAAATCTTAATGATGCAAGTAATGTTGACCTGACGACAAACGCTCCTACGAATGGACAAGGACTAATTTATCAGTCATCTGGTAACAAGTGGGTTCCTGGTGATGTTGCTCCAGATCTAAGTACTCTAAGTATTGATGAACTGCAGGATGTAGACACAACAACTAATGTCCCAACAAGTGGTCAGGTTCTCAAATGGAATGGATCTGCTTTTGTACCAGGCAATGTACTTGCGAGTCTGGGGTCGTTTAGTATTGATGCTTTATCTGACGTAAACACAACTACCGTTACACCTGCCAACGGTCAAGCTTTGCTCTGGTCAGCTGCGAACTCTGAGTGGAGACCAGGAACCGCAGCACTTCCAGGCGCCGTAACCGTCTCACAGACTCAAAACACAGTGGCTGCTGGAGCTACCGCCAATTTTACAAAAGCTGTCGTTAATGGAGCAGGATTGATTCATAGCGCCAATAGTAATGTAGCGGGTTGGCTGAGGATCTATGAGACAGATGCGGCAAGAATTGCAGATGCCGGCAGGGCTCGAAATGTCGACCCAGAAGTGGATGATGGTGTCATTCTTGAGATTATATTTACAGGTAATCAGACCTTCACTTTTACTCCTAAGGCTTCTTACTACACAAATACGTTGTATTATACGTTTACTAATGATTCGTCTGCAACTTCAAATATCACTATAAGTTTAGTCACTGTAGGACTTGCTTGATCAAGAGTAGGAATAATAGTAGGAATTAAGTCTTGTCTGATGGTTTGGTCAAAAGCTTATACATCTACAGAGTCAGTCTCTACGACTAGTCAAGCAGACACGAGGGATGTACTAGATGATATGTTTGACACTTGGTTGACTAGCAAGGGGTGGTCAACTTCTAAGTTCAACAACAGTGGGACAAGTAAAAAATACTACTATGCTGCGAAAAATGTCACACTATTTGGAGGTAGCACTAAAAGGTTTGGCATTGTGCTCGAATATGACTACAGTAGCTCTAGTGAACAGTTTAAAGAATATCGCTTTGACACTACTCACACCCCCAGCGCCAGTGGTCCTAACACAAGTGTCTACCACAGCGATTATGTAAATACAATTCACGAAGGGCAGTGGAATTTTTGGACCGATACCGCCGACAGCGATTGTTGGGCTATTATTACATCTAATGGCAGAGTAATAAGTTTCTGGCCTCCCGAAGAATCGTTAGTGGGTACGGTGCATAGCGGTAGTCTGGGAAGTAGTGATCCATCTCAACCGATTACTCCATTTTTAATTCGTGATGCGGATAACTTTAATGCTTTTTACGATAGTAGTTATGGTTCACAAGGAATGTATCCATTCTGTGCTTGGACAAGTAGTCAGGGCGAAAACTCGACCGTACCAACTGCCTTTTACAATTATGCGGCTGTGAAAGGAAATAGCAGTGGTTTGTTTATGTATGACACAAGTGGTCGTACTGCTCTGTATGTAGAAGACATGATGGATGAAACTGAGATAAACTTGGGTTCAGGCACACTCAAGGTTGGAACAACCTACTACATAAGAATTGGAGCAGACAATTCTTTGCTTCTGAATTGCGGTACAACTGACCCGCAGGTCTGACAATGGCTTTAACCAATTTTCCAAGCGATGGAATCCAGCCTTCTCCAACCAACCCTGATTATCAATCATTCCTGATAGATTTTTCTGATGAAGAAGCTGTAACACTTGCATTCGCAGGTCAAGTCGACACCGGAGGAACTGAAGGTAGACCTTCTTCAGGCATTATGTGGCCTCGGCGTTTAGGATAAAGGTATACTACTTAAGCCAAAAAATAGTCGATGAATATTGGTAAAGAGTTAATGACTGACGGCAAGATGCCCGCTGGTCCTGTTTGTGGTTGGCCAAAAGAAAGGCATGACAGGCTGTTTTTGCTAGCCGGATCTGAGCAAGAAGACGAAAAGCCCAAGAAAGATACGCATGTGAAAGCAAGTCTTCGGACTATGGCTAAAGGTGTTCTTAAGAGCACTTATCAAGCAGTTTCTCAAGGCAAGGTATCCAAAGAAGTTCGAGAAGAAAGATATGACATTTGCAAGCAGTGTCCGCACTTTGTAGAAGAGTCTAAGCGTTGTTCTCAGTGCGGATGCTTTATGGAAGCTAAGACTTGGATTGGAGGTGATCCTGATGAATTGTGTCCCAAATCTAAGTGGCCAAGATAAAGTAGGAATACTATGTCGAATTTTTCCCAAGGGTGATCCTTGGCAATCACATGGCTGAAGAGACGAAAGCTTCCGAGACGGAATCACAATCTCAACAAGATTTTGCAACAACTGAATCAACTGAATCTGAACAGAACAACGAAGGCCTTTACAGGGCTCTGAAAGCTGAACGAGAAGCTCGAAAGAACTACGAACGGCAAGTCAAAGAACAAGCCGCAATGCTTGCTCGATTCGAAGAGACCAATCCTGATGAAGTGAAGTCACTTCGTGAAGAGGCAGCCAAGGCCGCTCAATTGCAAGCGCAGTTTGGCGAAGCTCGTGAGGCTATTGAACTGAAGTATTCAAAGGAGGCTGAAGCCGCCCGAGAAAGTGAAGCACTTGCAAAAGCAAACCTTGCTGAATTCCGCAAAAAGTATGCACTTGAAAAAGTATTTCTTTCTGCAGGCGGCAAAACTGACTCGGCCGATGGCATCAGCTTCTTCGATATGCTGAGCAACCAAATTTCTGGATCTTTTCGACAGGAAGAAGACGGCAGTCTTACCGTAGTCGATGCAGCTGGTGATCCAATTCTTGATAAAGAATCTGGAAAGCGGATTGATCCGTTGGACTTTGTATCTAGCTATAAGATTCATCCGGTATACGGAACTTTCTTTAAAGGGGCTAAAGGCACTGGTGCTGGGATTGGTTACGGCGGGACAGATGCTAACGGCATGCCTGTCGAAGACATGACCAATCTGTCTAGGGATGAAATGTTCCGACGTGCATTTGGTAACTAATTTTGGTAATCTTCTAATTAGAGGTAAAAATTAGTACCAAATATATAGGTATCATAACAGTAGATCACCCCAAGGGCTTCTCTGAGACGGAGTCGACTGGACGGGTGTCGAGCTGTTATTTGCGCGATGCACTTATTCAGCAACCTCACCCAATCTTTTCTCTCCTCTTAAGGTATTAAAAATGGCCCTTACTCTGCTTGAAGCGCAGAAGCACGCAACTACCCCAGCTGAACTCGCTGTTGTTACCGAGCTTGCTGCTGGTCCTCTGCTGTCTGTGCTGCCTTTCCGCAACATTGAAGGCAACGGTCTGTTCTGGAAGCGTGAAGAGTCCCTGCCGGACGTCGGTTTCCGTAACTACAACGGCAGCCTGGCTGAAGAATATGGCGAAGTGAGCCAACAGTCTGAAAGCCTCAAGCTCTTCGGCGGCGACATCAAGGTTGACCGTGCAATCGTTGAGCTGGAAGGTGCTCAGGCCAAGGCTTATCAGATCCAAGCTCGTGTTCGCGCAATGCGTCTGGCATGGGAAAGCCTGTTTATCACAGGTGATTCTGACCAGTCTCCTTCCGAATTCGACGGCCTGCAGGCTCGTATCGGTTCTGGTTCTTCTCAGTACATTGCTAACGGCTCTGGCGCCCTGAACCTGGACAAGCTGGACGAAGCTATCGATGCAGTTGACGCCCAAGGCGGTCAGCGTTACATCATCATGTCCAAGTCTGGTCGTCGCGCTCTGAGCAAGAAAGCTCGTGCAAACACCCAGATCGAGATCACCCGTAACGACTTCGGTTATCAGCAACTCGTCTATGGCGGCGTGCCGGTGCTGGAAGTTGACCGCGATCATCAGAACGTTGCAATCCTGGACGGCACTCCTTCCTCTCAGGACGCATATGTGGTTGCTTTCGGTAACGACCTGCTGACCGGTATTCAGAACGGCGGCATCTCTGTCCGTGAACTCGGCGAGTCTCACACCCAACCGCAACTCATCACCCGTGTTGAGTGGTATTGCGGACTGGCTCTGATCAACGGTCGTGCTGCTGCACGTCTGGCTGGTTTCGACGCTACTGCCTGATTTAGTTATCAACATAATTATCTAGAGGGCTTCGGCCCTCTTTTTTTTGTCTTTACACTGAATAAGTTTCAATTTATCATGACTGAATATACCGTCTGGGTTGGTGGTCAACACCCTTGGGACCGCTCTTATCAATCAGAAGTTGGCGGAGTCAAGCTTACTCCTGAGCAGAAGAAAAAATACTTCTTCAAGGAACCTGATGGCAGTATTGCTTTTGACCCTGAAGTCTTAACAGTGCAAACTGATTGGCGCAATACAGGTGCAGAGCTGCCAACCTGGGACACAATCACAGACGGATGTATTGGCTGGGGTGCTTTCGCAGATCAAATCCTAGGTGTATGTAAGTCTGGTGACGAAGACAACCCTCTCTTTTTAAGAGAGATCAAAGATTGCCCACTCAGGGTTTTTATGGAGCCCAGAGTAGAAGACACAGAAGATGTCTACATATTTTACAATAGCTATGAAAAAGGAAACTTTACGGGCGTATTCGAACTGCCTGACAACGATCGGTTTGATCCTTCAAGGCTAGTCGTTGAGGCTACCTCTGTTATTAATGAGTTTGAACTTGTCACTGACGTTTATTACAACGGAGAAGCGTTGTATATGGGTGGTGACACTACCGGAAAAGGTGTAGATTGGTACGTGTATCATAACGGAAACGCTATACCTTTTAAATAATGGTAATATAAACTGTAGCGCCATTCGCTTCATCTCTCTACGAGAAGGTTTAGGCGCACTCACTTAACAAGAGGTTCCAAATGGCTCAACGTTCAACACAGATTTTCCCACGCGAAGGTTTTAACCTGGACGATGCGGCGAAAATCACCGCTACCGCAACCGGTACTGATGCTCCTGTCACCCTGACTGCCATCAAGACCATCCGCGTTATTGTTATCGGTGCTTCCGGTATTGATGATGCTGGCACCAACAAGATCACCGTGACCCTGGGCGGTCAAGCCGTGGTCTTCAATGCTGCTGACCTTGATCGCAACGGTGTGGGCATTGCTCATGTCCGTGGCGCTCTGTGTGATGCAGATGACAACGATGCTTTCGTCACCCTGGGTGGCACCGCTGGTCACAGCGGCGTGTTCCTGGAACTGGTCGACTGATCAATCTTTCTGCTTGGAATACTAGGGGGATCTTCAGGGTCCCCTTTTTTTTGTGATATGGCACATCTTAAAAAGCAACCAACTTGGTTTGTAAAAGACGGAGAACGTCGCAAGGCATTTTTTACCGTTGAAGCACGCGAGCTAATCGCTGATGGCTGGAAAGAAGAAGGGGCCAAGGCCGAGCCAGCACCACCATCAAAGCCGTTGCCAGAAATTTTGGTTGAAGCAGGTACGGATGCATTCGATGATGATTCCGTCAAAGAATCAATTGGCGAAATGCTTGAAGAAATGACCAAGGCTGAACTGCTTGAGTGGGCAGCTGAAAAAGGCGAGGAATTGAATCCATATGTGACAAAGTCTGTGATTTTTGAAAAGTGCAAAGAAATTGAAGCACAGCTTGAAGCCGAGGAGGGACTGGAAGAATGACTGATGTGACTTACAGCAAAGGACCGCGTTATATCGACGGCATCAATATCGATGCTGATGTAGACGCTTCTTTTCCTGTAGAAGATGAAGTAAATGTTGCCGATCCTGTCACTGGCATGAAGGGTAAAGGGTATGAGCCCGGCCAGAAGAATAAGGATGGCGGAGACCTGTAAAAGGTAATCTAAAAATAGCAAGAGAACCCGATGAGCCCCGAGGTGTTGTTACCAATGGCTATTGCAACACTTTTAGGTTGGGGTGGATTCACCTGGCGTAAATCTGAAGACGCTTTGTCAAAGGCTAATCAGGCGCAAGATTTAGTAGATAAGTTAGAAATTAAGATTGCAGAAAAATACGTAACAAAAGAAGAACTCAAGGATAGCGTAAACATCGTAGCCCAAGAATTGGCAAGAATGCGGGAAGACATAGCCCGCTCTTTTGATTTGATTAGAGAGCAAAATAAGGAATCCTATAATCAGCTGACGACAACTTTGACTCGCGTTGAGGACAAGGTTGATTACAGGATGTCAGACGTCAACATCATTGACCGGACCTCATGAAAAAGTCAGCTTCCGCCAAGTTCTACGCTCGAAGCCCGAAGGCTAGGGCAAAGAAAAAGGCATATGACACAAAATATCATTCAACAGCAGAGCGTAAAAGATACAGAAGAGAGTTGGCCCTTAAACGCAGGGCAAAAAACATTATGGGCAAAGGCGGTAAAGACGTGAGTCATACAAGAGGTGGCGGAACCAAGCTTGAATCAAGAAGCAAGAATCGCGCTCGTAATGGTTCAAATGGTAGATCTACTAAAGCACCGAGGTCAAGGAAATGAGTACTGCAACCAAAACAAAACCATCTCTTTGGAAAAGCAAAGTAGCCGCAGCGAAACGAAAGTTTGGCAAGTGGTCTGGCCGTGCGGCGCAATGGGCTACTCGTGAATACAAGAAAGCTGGCGGCGGATATAGGGGTTCTAAGTCTTCTGGGAATTCATTATCACGCTGGTCTAGACAGAAATGGCGCACTCGTGATGGCAAGAAGGCTGCTCGCACTGACAGCAAGGGTCGCAAGGTGACAGCCAGGTATTTGCCTGACAGAGCATGGAAATCAATGAGCAAGTCAGAGGCTCGAGCAACTGATGCCAAAAAACGTGCAGGCAGTCGACGCGGCAGAGGAACCGTTGCCAACACTCGTAAAGCAAGGGCTGCAGGTCGGCGGGCTCGGAACTCTAGTTAAGCAACAATCATGGGCATGCCTCTCGTCAGTGGTCAGAAATTCCCCTACACCAAAAAGGGCAAAGCAATGGCTGCCAAAGCCAAAAAGAAAAAAGGCTCTAGAAAAGGCAAAAAGTAAATGTCCGCTAGGAAGAAAGACCCTCGCCTTGCTCGTGCTGGCGTTAGTGGTTACAACAAGCCAAAGCGGACGCCCTCGCATCCGACGAAATCACACGTTGTTGTTGCCAAGCAAGGTGACAAGATTAAGTTGATTCGATTCGGCCAACAGGGTGCAAAGACTGCTGGTAAGCCACGTAAAGGTGAGTCTTCGCGGATGACAAAGAAACGTGCAAGCTTCAAAGCCCGCCATGCCAAAAACATTGCCAAAGGCAAGATGTCAGCGGCATATTGGGCTAATCGGGAGAAGTGGTGATCACTTCTTCTTGCTTGCATAAGGAAAAACCGCACGCAAAACTTCAACAAGCTCTTGCACAATTCCGTTACCCTTGAGAGGCGTGTAAGGCAGGATTTCAGAGACCACAAAAAGAATAAGACCTAGGCTGCTGACAAGTTCCATGAGGGGGTTTTGTAAGGCAACATAGTCTGCCCAGATCGGAAACCTAGTCCGAAAAATAAAGCTGCTATGCCGGTCCCTACTAATCGCAATAAGATTCTTCCTGCACGCGGAAACTTCTCGGACCTAAATAGCAATAAGGCGTCATTGCTCGACGGTGAAATCTGCTATGCGATTGATCAGGATCAATATTATCAAAAAGAAGGCTCTGTCCTTGTAGCCGTAGGAGCGACTAAAGCTCAAGGAACAAAAGCCGATACTGCAGTACAGCCTGGTGCTAATATTAGTGTATTTACAAATAATGCTGGTTATCTTACGAATGCAAGTTTAGAGATTTCCAACGCTGATGATGTAAATATCACAAGTATCGAAGAAGATCAGGTACTGCTTTGGGATGGATCTGACTTTGTAAACGGGTCTGCTCCCGTTATGGTAGAAGTCAAAAATACCACTGGATCAACTATCAGTAAAGGTGCTGCTGTATATGTGTCCGGAACACATACCTCCGGCAAGCCTCTTATTTCTCTTGCTGACAATAATGGTTCTAATACTTACCCAGCGATAGGTCTAGCCCACAAAGACATTGCAAATGGGGATGAAGGGTATGTAACAGTTTCTGGAGTGCTGTTTGGCATTAACACTTCGTTTTCTGGATGGAGTGCTGGTGATGCATTGTATCTAAGTGACACTCCTGGTGCTCTGACCAATACCAGGCCAACAATCACTGCGCAAAAAGTGCAAAAAGTTGCTCTTGTAACTCGTGTGCATGCAACTGCCGGCAGTATTATTGTGATTGGTGCTGGTCGTACAAATGATATTCCCAATGATCTTGTGACACTGACTGGTGTTAGCCTGGGCGATACCACGCTTGGCACCTTTACTGGCACCACGATTTCTGATAACGAAAGCATCAAAGATGCACTGCAGACGCTAGAGACTGCTGTCGAAAATGCTTCAGCACCTTCCAATGTTTTAACAACCACAACTACATTTTCTGGCGATGTAAGCGGCACTTATAACAATATTTCGATAGATGATGGCCCTGGCTCTGGCTTGGATGCTGACACTGTTGACGGCTTGCAAGCAACAAGCTTCCTGAGAGCAAATGAAAGTGATACATTTGAAGGAAATGGTGCTTCTGGCAGAAAATTAACATTTAGATGTATTGATGGACAAACCGGTGCAGATTCTAATGGCAATAAGTTCCCATTAGAGGTATTTCAGGACAGTAATGTTGCTGGTTCTGATGCAGCAATGGCCTTTCATATTGACGGTGCTTACGCTACTTATTTTGGACTTGATCGTGCAACTAGCGACCTCTTTGTTGGAGGCTGGAGCAAAGGTGCTAATAAATACAAGATTTGGCATGCCGGAAACGATGGGGCCGGAACTGGTCTTGATGCTGATACATTAGACGGTGTGCAAGCAGCAAGCTTCCTGAGAAGTGATGCTTCAGATACCTTTAACTGTAATGGCAACAACTTGATATTTGATTTTGACACTGCAGGCAGAGCTAGTTTGCAATTTTCATTAAATGGTACTGCTCAATGGAATATCGCTCATACAAATAGTGGAGCCGATCTTAATTTCGACCGTGTTGCTGGCAGCGGTCAGTTGACAATTGAAAATAGCAAAGTATGGTATGCAGGTAATGATGGTGCCGGAACTGGTCTAGACGCCGATACTCTTGACGGCCAGCAAGGTTCTTACTACCTTGATTACAACAATTTTACAAATACCCCAACTATTGGCAGCGGCAGTTTTGACGGCCTGACTGATAAGACTTCAGGAACAGGTGATTATTCGACTTCAGGCGACCTTGTTTCAGGTCGAGGTTCGGGGGGTGTTGCGCTAACAGTCAATGATGGTGGCGGCAATGCAAATGTTACCTTTAATCATCAAGACACAACTCCAGAACAGGCTGGTAATGCTGGAAGGATTAGAGTTAATACTGATTCCACGTCAGGCGCAAGATTTAGGTTTGATCTGAAGTCCAATGTCAGTTCTGGCTCGGCTGTAGCCCTGACAGAAGTTTTTAATATGACAGAGTCCGGCGCGACCTGCCTGGGTAACACTGTCTGGCATGCAGGAAGTGATGGTGCTGGTTCTGGTCTTGATGCTGACACTCTTGATGGCATCAATTCCGGTTCATTTTTGCGTAGTGATGCTGCTGATACTACTAATAGCGATCTTACTATTTCAAAAAATGGCTCTCCGACTTTTACAGTAAGAACAAGCGCAGGATCAGGTGAGGATGCAAAAATAAAAATTGGTGGTGCAAGAACAAGCTGCAGTACTTGTAATATCAGCATGCTTGAGTTCACAAATGAAGTTGCATCACCATATACAATGGCGCAGATTTCTGCGATGGACCCCAGTGATAATAGTGATTCTAATAATGGCAAACTTGTTTTTAGAACTAGCAATGGTGGTACTTTACAAGACAGACTTGTCATTCCAGCAACAACAGGCGATCCATCATATAACGGTAATAAGTTATTTCATGCAGGAAATGATGGTGCTGCATCAGGTCTTGATGCTGATACCCTTGATGGAGTCCAGGGCGCTAACTTTCTTAGATCTGATGCTGATGATACTTTCACCGGAGATATTACCGGCGAAACGCTTCTATTAGGTGGAGGACAGATTGTAAGTTCTTCTGCAAAACTTCAAGTTAACGGTTTCATGAGGACCGGAAATATCATTATTCATGAGGGTGGTAATTCGCCTACTAGTAATAATAAAACAATCAGCAATATAAGTGGAGACGTGTATTGGGATGGCGAAAAAATCTGGAGAGCCGATAACGATGGATCTAGTTCTGGTCTGGATGCTGATACGGTAGATGGCCTAGAGGCTTCTAGTTTCTTAAGGTCAAATGCAAATGACACGGCTACTGGTCAGATTACCCTTGAGAGAAATAATGCGAGTGACACAGACTATAGTCTTTGGATCAGACAGTCAGCAACAAGCGCACGCGCCCAAGTCAGATTCACTAATGGAAATACCACTCAAAACGGATACTTTTATTACAGGCATGAAAACTCACAATCAGAAGATGCGCAAACTAGCTTTCACTTTGATACAGATGAAGATTCGGTCGCAGTAATTATTGACGAAACTGGAACCAATGCGGGCTTTTATGTAGGAACAAACGAGGTCTGGCACGCAGGTAATGATGGTGCTGGCAGTGGATTAGATGCTGATACTGTTGATGGAGTTGCGTCAACTAGTTTCGTAAGGTCTGATGCTGACGACACTGCTAACAGAAGGATTGTATTCAGTGCATGTGCTACAGAAAACCATGACGACATGGCCACCAGTACAGGGAGCCTTGGTTCGCTTGAAATTCGCAACTCCGATTCTGGCAATGATGCCTTTATGGCATTCCACACTAGTAATGATTATGCTTTCTACTTGGGACTAGACGCTGATTCTAATAGTCTTGCTGTTGGTGGTTGGTCACTGGGTAACAATAAGTACAAGATCTGGCATGCAGGGAACGATGGATCTGGTTCTGGCTTGGATGCTGATACATTAGACGGTGTGTCCTCTGGGAACTTCTTAAGAAGTAATGCAAATGATTCTTTTTCAGGTGCTATAACTGGTTCTGGCACAATTCTAACCACTGGCACCTTCATGGGAATCACTGGCAACGGTGGTGGTGTCGTGCTAACAACCAACGATGGAGGCGGTAACGCAAACCTATGCTTTAATCACCAAAACGCTCAGGCCGACCAGAGTGGCTCATCTGCAAGAATTAGGGCTTCCGTGGATTCAAGCACTGCGGAATTAGAATTGCAGGTTGCGGATAATGTAGACCCTAGTAACGGTACTTTTTCGCTTACTACTGGCCTAAAGTTAACTACATCAACTGCACAATTTTTTGGCAACACAGCTTGGCATGCCGGGAATGATGGATCCGGTTCTGGTTTAGATGCTGATACTCTTGACGGTATTGGGAGTGGTAGTTTCTTAAGAAGTGATGCTACAGATACCTTTAATTGTAATGGCTTTGCCATGCTTTTCGACTTCGACGATGCCGGTAGAAATAGCATTGCATTTACGCTAAACGGTAGTACTCGTTGGCAGTTTAGTCATACAAACAGTGGCAATGATTTTAATTTCGACAGGGTGGCTGGCAGCGGCCAGGTAACAATTGAAAATAGCAAAGTATGGTACGCCGGAAATGATGGAGATGGCAGCGGCTTAGATGCTGATACTCTCGATGGAATCAATTCTGGAGGTTTCTTAAGGTCTAATGATTTTGACAGAAAAACAAGCGGCAGCTTGAGATTTAACGACGATATACACCTGCAAATTGGTACCGATGGAGACGCTAAAATTTATCATAACGGAACTAATACTTACATAGTAAATAACACAGGAACGCTGTTTTTACAGTCTAATGGCGGTACCCAGATAAAAGATTCTGGTGGCAATGAAATACATCTTAAGACCGTAGACAATGCTCAGGTAGAACTTTACTATAACAACTCAAAAAAATTTAATACCACAGCAGCCGGCGTTGAAATAAATAGCTCTATAGAAATTATTCATCCCTCAACACCTTTTATTGATTTCAAAAATAGTTCAAGTGATGATTTTGATTCTCGTATTTTAGCAAATCCTAATGCACTTAAGTTTTATACGGGTGGTAACGGGAACACTGCAGAGCACTTCCAGATCGCTTCGAACGGCGACCTAACTGCTACAGATACGACTATTAGTCAGAACTCTGACAGTAGGCTCAAGACAAATGTATCTGATTTCACTTATAGCCTTGAAGACTTCAAACAGTATCAGCCAAAAACGTTTGACTGGAGAAATCCAGATCTGCATGGCAACAAGACAGGCCAACGCGGTTTTATAGCTCAAGATGTTGAAGCTATTGATGATTACTGGGTTGGTGAGCAAGAGATCGATGAAGAGAGCGCAGACGCCCAGTTCCTCGATGAAGATCGACTTGTCAAGACCTTAAAACTGGGCAAGAAGGATGCAATGTACGTTTCGGTCATCCAGCAGGCACTGGCCAAGATCGAAGCACTTGAAACAACGGTTTCAAATCTGCAGGCACGGGTTACCCAACTAGAGACAACATAAAAATAGGTATAATGTCATTAGCTAAATCGTTTTAAGATTTCATGGCAATCACTTATGTTGTTACGCCTTTCGAGGACACTGATACGTACGCAGAAGTTGTCTACACAAACGACCAGGGATTTACACACACTCGAAGGATCAATTTGCCGAGAGATGCCAGTGGTGCTCTTGTGCAAGAACGATACGATGAAATCCTTGAAGGGCAACTTCGAAATGTCAACAACAAGGCAGAATGGGGTGTAATCACCTTTGCCGATCCTAACGCAGAGACCGAGACCGAGCCCAATGGCGAATAACATTTAGCCTCACATACCTTTATGATGTGAATAATGATGCATTGATTTGCTGTTTAAAATGAACTATGACGACAGCAATGAAAGTTTTTTAGAAAAAGCTGCCTACGATTACAGGTCTGAGCCGCATCAGGTTGCTGCCTGGAGGGCATTAGAGGCGTCTGTCGACAGCAGCCGTCTTAGTGCATTTAAAAGCTCCTACAGGGGCCTAGAGGTGCCTCAGAGCGTTGTGCTTGATGTTCCTTATTTTAGACAAAAAAAGCGTCAAGCCGGTCACGCTGAAAAGTTGTCATTTAGCTATTCGATGGCTATGGCAATGGATCATTTGGACCCATATGCGATTGACGGTGACGTTCACTGGTATTCACAGATTGTCTCGTACTACGGTGACAGCGTATCTATAGCTGCACAGGTAGCAGCTTCAAGGTCTATTGGCTTTGAAACTTTATTTGCTGATGATGGCCGAGAGGCCGATCTAATAATGCACCTGGACAGGCGTATTCCTGTGCCAATTGGTATTTTGCATCGAGGTCCAATAGACGATTGCACCGGAGGCGGACACTGGATTTGTCTGATTGGATATGATGATAACTATTTCTATGCACATGACCCGCTCGGCAATCTTGACCTTGTGACTGGTTTTTATGACTGCTCAAGTTTAGACAGCGGTAAATTTGTTAAATATGACCGTCAAAACTTGTTGGCAAGATGGAATATAAACACCAATAATGATGGCTGGTACATTCAATTTGGTTACGCAATTTGATTAGGTAGCCTTTTAAGAATGTTAAATAAAAATGCAAGCCGTATTGTCATGGCTGCCGGGCTACATGTTCGACGGTCACAACCTGGTATCCACAGGGGCAGCTATTCCCCCAACACAGCACATCTCTGAGAAAACAGGCGAGGTCATGTATTACTGCAGGCCTATTTTTACGTGTGGGCCAACGGTAGGCTTGTACGTCAGAAAGAAGGGTATTATCGATGCCATTCATAATGGCAACATTTAATCATCAGCTCCGTAGTCAAGTCCAGGAATCGTTTCTACGACTTCTTTAAAATATTGGTGAATAGCGTCTTCTTCCCACTTAAACTCGTTCTGCAGGTTGTTTCCAATAGCTTGGAGTGCTTCTGAGTGATGATCAGTCCAGTCGCCAGTCTTCATGGCATGATCACGAATAGTGACTGCTGATCCGAGCAGCTTTAGCTCAGTCTGCTGGTTTTTGAGGGATACGTTGGATTTACCCATTGAATCAATCATGTTTTCATAAAGTTTGACTTTTTTCGCATCTACAGCTTTCATTGCTGAGTAACCGATCTTGCCAAATACCGCCCTAGTGACTTGATATATAAAGTTAACAATTTTCTGTTGTAAGGCAAATATGTTATCAAGAACCTTCAGCGAAAATACGGATGCATTGCTGACAAACTTGAAAAGCTTTTTCTGCATGATATCACTTGCTGTATTATCAGTTTACCTGATAATGTGTTTCGTCGAACTTTACTGATGACATGGGGTAGTTCATTGTCAATAGAGAGCATTCAACATTTTGCTTTAAACCTTTGATCTTTGATCCGTTCCAGTAGGCTTGGCGACCACGAATCTTTGCATGCCAAAACTCTAGCTTTTTGGCTGTAGTGTCAGCAGGGTTACTTTCTTGCTGCTCCAACTGTTGTTTCCTTACAATCCATACGGCATGGCTGACATGTGCCAAAGCATCGGTGCCACGAATCTGATCCAAAGTAGGGGCGTTTTTAGCTGATAAGGAATCCATTCCAACACGATTCATTTGTGCCAGGACGATAAGATCAATACCAAGCTCTTTTGCTGCGGTCATCAACTTGTATGCACGATCTTCCATCATGCTGGAATCGTTTGGAGGCGCACCTTTATGACGTGCCAAGCAGTGAAAGTGATCAAGAACTGCAGCCCTTAGGTCAGGCATCTTAGCCTTCATGCTGCGTAAAATGGTTATCACTGTATCTACATCTGCGCCCCAGGGCGCTTCAACTAACAACTCGCCACCGCCTTCCTGGAGTGCCATGAGGGCACGATTCAGGTCGTTAGCTACTTTGTCACGATTGTTTGACTCAGGCTGCTTAATATCTCCTACAGTAGACCATTCATAGTTAGTGTTACACAGTGCCGTTGCACATGCGCTAATTCTTGTCCAGATCTCGTCTTCGTCAAGTTCTGCAGAAACAAATCCGACCTTTAGTCCACCTTTAACAAGGCCGACAGCAGCATTTACGCCCAGAATTGTTTTACCAACACCAGTGCGAGCCGCAAGAGTAAACAGTCGTCC